TATCGTGCAATGAAAGATTATTTCACTGCAGGAATAACAGGAAGTTCTGGTATTATTGATACTGGATCATTAACGACTACCGCATCCTTCAACACATTTACTTCATCTTATTTAAATGATTCCGCTTCATTTAATACTAGAATCAATTCAATAACTGGTTCAGGAGATTTAATAAATACAGGTTCCTTATTATCAACTAGTTCTTTTAATCTATTTACTAGTTCCATTAATAATCAAATCAATAATGTATTTTCTTCTGAAAGTAATTACTTACCTACTGCATCCTTCAATACGTTTACATCTTCTTATTTAAATGACTCATCTTCGTTAAATATAAGTATCAATAATGTATTTTCCAGTGAAAGTAACTATCTTACAACTTCATCTTTTAATATATTTACCGCTTCTATTAATAATCAGGTATCTAACGTTTATGCTTCTGAAAGCAACTATCTTTCTACCTCATCTTTCAATATATTTACATCTAGTTATTTATTAACTTCATCGTCTATAAATAATAATATAATTAACATATTTGCTTCTGAAAGCAATTATGTGCTTACATCCTCGTATATAATAGATTCAAGTTCTTTTGACAACAGGATTAATACATTATCTGGTTCTTTATCAAATTTAACGGGATCATATGTTACAACAGGAAGCTTCAACACTTATACTGCATCTACTAATTTACAGATAGCCAATGTATATGCAAGCGAGAGTAATTACTTGCTTACATCGTCTTTCAATGCATTCAGTTCATCGTATGTATCTAATTCAAGTTCTTTTACTACGGTGAGTGCGTCATTGAATTCCATATCTTCATCATTTAATAGTCTCTCAGCTAGTAATGCCTCAAATGGATCAGTAAATTTAGTTTATTCATCATCAATAGTATGGAATTATTTGTCTGGAAGTGTAGCGAATGTTACATTAATTGGAAATGCTTCATTGAATTTAATTAGTGCGTCTATTAATTCATTTGGTATAATTAAAGTCACGCAGGATTCCACAGGGAGCAGAGCACTATCTTTACCAGGAAGTATTCAAACAAGTGCGTCTTTAAGTCAGAATCCAAATAGTGTTGATCTACTTGGATTTTATTATGATGGATCTACATTTTTTTGGTCGTATAGTAATTTTGGTACTGTATTAACTGGTAGTGGTAATTTCGATTCAGATGCATTTACATTTATAAATGCGGCTAATATTGGTGATAATACGCAAAAGACTGCTATAAATCAATTAGTACTTGATCTTAAAAATGCTGGTATATGGACTAAGATGACTGCTGTATATCCTTTTATTGGAGGTAATGCATTTGCTCATAAATTTAATTTAAAAGATCCTCGTGATTTAGATGCAGCCTTTAGAATTAGCTGGACAGGATCTGTTACCCATAATAGTAATGGTATAACTGGAAATGCATCTAATGCGTTTGGTAATACAAATATAAACCCTAGTGCTAGTTTAATATATAATAGCACTCATTTGTCTTATTATGAAAGAACCGTAGTAGGAACTAATAGAGCTATGGGTAGTCAGAATGGAACAGATGAACTTATACTTTGTAATATAGGTGGAATGTTAGGAAGGATGTATTCATCCAATAGTCAAGTGTCAACTCCTGCAAATGGTACAGGTTCATTAATTATTTCTCGTACAAATTCAAACACGATGAAAGGATATTATAATTCTAATTTAATCGTATCATCTTCATCCACAACTAGTGGTTCATTGCCTCCATTTCCTATATATGTTTTAGGATTTGATAATTCAGGGTCTGTCACTGCAGCAAGTTCTAATTTAGCATTTGTTTCAGTTGGTAGTGGTTTAACTGATACGGAAGCTATTGCATTAGGCAATGCAACAAAGAATTTTCAAACAACTTTAGGTAGAAATGTAGTATAATGAATAATATAATTCCTATAATAAATCTAATGATAAGTAAACATAAGACTGGAATATCTTCACAAGTTTCTATTCCTGATAATTATATTGGATCTGTTATCGTATGTGATGGAAATTCTTTGACTTATGGTGTTGGGTCTTCCTCTCCACCAACTTCTAGTTACCCGACTTTTTTAAAAAATTTAGATCCATTTGTTAATGATAATAGTACTATTTATAATCTGGGTGTTGGTGGACAAACTACACAACAGATGATAGATGATGCCATAACACAAGTTGATCCGTTATATAATAGCAATGTTAGATCAGTTGTTGTAGCATGGGAGATAGGAAACGATATAGGAATTAATGGAGATGTAACAGGTTCTATTTCACGATATGCTAGTTATTGTAGTGCGAGAAAATCTACAGGTTTTAAAGTAGTTGCAGTTACTTTAACTCCTAGAAGCCAAAGCACATCTTTTGGAGATACTATTCCTCAGTATAATACGAAATTGGGGCAAGCAAATACGTTATTGCGTAGTGGATATATGACTTATGCTGATGCTCTATGTGATATAGCAGCAGACGACAGATTCCAAAATTACAATCCAACTTATTATGCTTCTGATAATGTTCATTATTCTGATCAAGGATATGAGATAGTAGCTCAATTAGTAAAACAATCTCTATTAACATTATAGAAAAAAATTGAAAATAAAAAAATGGCAGATAAAAGAATAAATCAATTAGACTCAGGATCTATTTTAGATTCATCTTTAGGTTTAATAGGAGATCCAAATTCATTATTTCTTGATAGTCTACACCCAAATCAGGCAGGAAATAGGCTAGAAGCTGATACTTTTAAAACTATAATTACATAAGATGTCAAAAAAAATAATAAATCTTCCATCTGGCTCAATAAATGATTCTTCTATAGGATTTATAGGAGATCCAAATACAGGTGCATTAACAGAGACAAGTTATCGTGCAATGAAAGATTATTTCCAAAATGGAATATCATCTTTATTAACAGGATCTTATGTAACTACAGGATCTTTTAATAATTTTTCATCAAGTTATAATAACGATTCTAGTTCATTTTATAATAATGATAAGAACATATATTCATCTCAAAGTGGATATACTACAACATCATCTTATAATCCTTTTACTGCTTCTTATTTTGTAGATTCTGGTTCATTCGATATCAGAATCAAAGCCATTTCTGGATCTATACCATCTGGATCATATATAACTACTACAACATTCGGTGTATTTAGTGCATCCTACGTAATAGATTCATCTTCTATTAATCAGAAGTTGGTAAATATTAATGCATCAGAAAGTAATTATGTTCCAACATCATCCTATAATCCTTTTACTGCTTCTTATTTTGTAGATTCTTCTTCCTTTTTAAATAAAATTAATAACGTTTATTCTTCAGAAAGTAATTATGTTCCAACATCATCTTTTAATATTTTAAGCAGTTCAATAAAAAATGATTCATCTTCAATAGATACTAGAATAAATAATGTTTATTCTTCTGAAAGTAATTACTTACCTACAGGTTCTATATTAGGAAGTAATAATTATATACCTATATATAGTGGATCAAAAGGATTTACTTTTGGTTTACTTTATTATTCTGGATCTTCACTTTTGATCAATCAAGTGAATGGTCTTAATAATGCCCTATTGCAGGTAGCTGGACCTGTATCTGTAAACGATACTTCATATTTGTTATTACCTCGTGGTACTACTGCTCAAAGACCAACAGGTTCTTTTGCTATGATTAGAGGAAATACCGAAACTACTAATATTGAATTTCATAATGGTGTTGGATGGATTTCTTTAGGAAGTGGAAGTGGAATATTTGCTAGTGGTTCTGTAACTTCCGTTGGATTATCATTACCTTCTTCATTATTCAGTGTTTATAATTCACCAATAGTTGGTGCAGGAGTTTTATCTGCATCTTTAAATACTCAAAGTGCAAATCTTGTATATGCTTCTCCAGTCGGAACATCTGGAATCCCTATTTTTAGAACTTTGGATATTACCGATATAGCCGCTCTTACGTCGTCATTTATTGCTGGATATGTTTTAACTGGTTCTTTCAACACATTTACATCATCGTATTTTATAGATTCTGCTTCAATATTAATAAACATCGCAAATGTATTTGCAAGCGAAAGTAATTATGTTCCAACATCATCTTATAATCCTTTTACTGCTAGTTATCTTAACACCTCAGCTTCGATAAATAACAGTCTAAGCAATGTATACGCTTCTGAGTCGAATTATCTGCTCACTTCTTCATTTTCAAATTTTAGTTCGTCTTACCTAAATGACTCTAGTTCATTTTTAACTAGAATTATAAATGTATTTGCTTCCGAAAGTAATTATGTTCCAACATCATCTATAATAGGCAATAATAATTACTTACCTGTATTCACCGGATCTTCTGCGATAACACAGAGTTCCATATATCAATCTGGTAGTTTTATAATATTAGGAAGAACAGGATCAATAAATAATAGTTTATTACAATTATTTGGTTCTATATATATATCTGGATCTATATATGATTCTTCAAATTCAACTGGATCTGCAGGACAAATGTTAGGTTTTGCTCCAGGTGGAATACTTTGGATTTCTACTGGATCTGGTGGATGGAATCTTTCAGGAAACTCAATTTCTTCTGGATCGTTTCTAGGCTCTACAAATGCTCAGGATCTTATATTTAAAAGAAATAATGTTCAAGTTGGGGCATTTTTTACTAATAATAATATCGTTTTTGGTAATTCAAATAATAGCACGACAGGATCAAATGCTATAGTATTGGGTGGTGTTAATAACTTTGCCAACAATATGGCGGTTGTTATTGATGGTGCTAATAATAGCGCGATTGGTAATTCTTCAGTAGTCGTAGGAGGTCAAAGTAATATCACTCCAGGAGTCGGATCTGTTACTTTAGGTGGTATAAATTTATCAGCATCTGCAGCATATGCCGTTGTATTGGGTAGATTTAATGATCCAATTGCTTCGTCTAATCAATCTTCATGGATTGGAGGTGATCCGATTTTTATAATAGGTAATGGAAGTTCAACAGGATCATTATCTAACGCTTTTGTTGTTAATAAAACGGGCAGCATAGTATTATCTTTTTATGCCAATACTTCTAGTGCCGTTCTTGGTGTTGACAATAATGGTAATATTGTTAATATGCAGGTTGTGTCTCAATCTGTTTATAATATAGATTCTTCGTCATTCAGTAATAGAATAAATAACATATTTGCTTCTGAATCTAATTATTTATCAACCGCATCATTTAATATATTTAGCTCTAGTTTTCTTACTTATTCATCCTCTACAGATGTTAAAATAAATAATGTATATGCTTCTGAGAGTAATTATTTACTTACATCTTCATTTAATAATTTCATAAGCGGTAGTTCAGGACAAATAGCATTGTTTAATACTCCTCATAGTTTAACATCGAGTCTAATAAATCAACTAGGTAATTCTATTATATCTATATCTGGTGCAATTATACAACCAACTAACTTTACTCCGTCTGTTACTAATACGGTAGCTTTTGGATTTAATAATATTTTATATGGATCAGGATCCTTTGCCCACGGTTTTAACAATACTGTAAATTCATATATAGGTCATGCTGAGGGTTCTAATAATGCTATTAATGGGGTAGGAGCACATTCTGAAGGAACAGGAAATACTGCTTATGGTGATTATTCTCATGCTGAAGGTTCCGGAAGTATATCCTATGGGTTTGGATCACATACTGAAGGTCTTGGTACTATTTCAACAGGTTCATATCAATTAGTGATAGGTAGGTTTAATAAGATAAATGCTAATTCATTATTTATAATAGGAAATGGATTTAGTTCAATGAGTAGAAATGATGTAGCTACTTATTATTCCGAATCAATTGAATTTAATAAAGATCTTTACCTAAATACCAGTTCTCTTCATGTAGGACAATATTTATATGATTCATTTGGTAATACTGGATCAAATGGGCAAGTAATTTCTTCGATAATAGGAGGAATAAAATGGTCTGATCTATCAGGATCATCTACTGGCTCAAATGGATTTGTTACAAATGGTATATTCCAGGCATATACTTCATCCACGAATATTCAGATTGCTAATATATTTGCTTCAGAAAGTAAATATACATTAACTTCTTCATTTAATTTATTAACACAATCATTTAATACATTTACATCTTCTTATATCATAGATTCCGGTTCATTTGACACAAGAATCAAGACCATTTCTGGATCTTTATCAACTCTTACCGGATCATATGTTATTACAGGAACTTTCAATTCATTTACAGCATCTTATATAGTTGATTCTTCATCTTTTAATACCATAATAAATAATGTGTTTGCAAGTGAAAGTAATTATTTACCATCATCTTCATTACGGGGTTTATCTAATTATTTAGCAGTATTTAGTGGATCAAATATATTAACAACAAGTAGTATATATCAATCAGGTAGTTCTATATTAATAGGAAGAAATACAGGATCCAATAATGCCGTTTTACAAGTATTTGGAGATATTTATATTAGCAAATCGATATATGATTCAATTGGTTCTACAGGATCGTTGAATCAAACATTGATAAAGACGCAATCAGGATTCCAATGGGTTAATACTGGTAGTGCTGGAAATTTTACTAAAGTTATAAATTTTGTTATAGGTGATGGTCAATCATTTACTCCTTCCTCTGGATCAACAATTTTCAGTAGTTCTTTATTAGTTAGTTCTAGTATTTTACAGTTTAGTCAAGAAGGATTTATAATGGCTCCTATTTCAAGATCATTAGCTTCCTGGTTCAGTTTTACCTCTTCTCAAGGTAGAATTGATATAAATAATACAACCTTCAGTCAGGATTCATATTTTCAAATTCTTTATATATGAAACGATTATTAATATTTCTTATTCCGCTTTTTTCAATTTTTTTTGCAAAAGCACAAAATAAAATTCCTTCTATTGCATTAAGAAGTGGACCTGGTGTAACTGTTTCCGATGCTAGATTGAGAGCACAATTAAACATTTATATACCTGTAGTAAACGATACTACGAATGGTTTAAATGGAGGTTTAGATAGTTTAGGAGCTTTTATTCAAATCAGATCAACTGGTGATATATACAAAAGAGACACTGTTATAACCGGAGGTCATAGATGGACATTATTATCGGGTACATTCAATGTATATCCTGTAAATGGATTAACAGGATCTCATGGTGATAGTCTTTATTTTGGTGGTAATTTATTACGAAATACTACATTAGGTACGACTGGATTTGATTTTAGTATCACCGGTTTACCTAACAAAGCATCTCCATTATCTACTGATAGTTTTATGTTAAGAGATAATAGCGGGAAAGTGTGGGTAACTCCTTTTTCTACAATAGGAGGAACTCAATCATTATCTTTATCACAATCATCATCAGCCGATACCATTAAGATATCTAATAGTAATTCCATTGTATTAACTGGAGCCGATCATAATAATGCTGGATCGTTGACTGCAAATGATAAAAAACGTATTGATTCAACTATTTATGTTGGATGGTATGGTCATGGTAATCAGATGGTACTATTTAATTTTACCAAGGACTCTATGTTATTCAAAGGTATAAGTGCAAGTGCTGCTGGATTACTAAATGTTACTACTGAAACTAATAGAGATAGTATTAACTTTAAGGTTAACTTGGATACTGTTGGATTATATGGAAGAACAGTTGTAGGTATTTATGTTTCCGAACTTAGAGCTTTGGTAGCTACTCCATCTGCAAATAAAGCTTATTTTATAAAAGACCAATATATTAGTGGAAAATACGTATATGATGCTTCTGATAATACTACTACAGATAATTTAGGTACATGTATAGTTGATGCGGCTGGCCATCGATTTAAAAGAGAATTTACAGGACCTATTCATAGTATATGGTTCAAGGTTCTAGGTGATGGTTCTACCGATATGACCGCTCAATTACAGTCTGTAATTGATTATGCTGCCACTACCGGAGCATTATCCAGAAAGGTGATAATTGATGAAGGTATCAGTGGTAATAAAAACATCATGGTAGATAGTATCACTATCAAAACAGGTGTTATTATACAAGGAGATAATGTTCGAGTTAGGATTGCACCAAATAACAGTTCTAGGAAGTATATTTTTGGTATAGTTCCGGGTCCTGTTGATCAGTGGGGTATTAGTGACTTACAAGTTATAATGAATTCTGGATATGTAGGTCAAGGTTGTTTTAATTTTACAGCTGTTGGATCTGTAAGTTCACCTTTCAATGGCGGCGTATGGCATTTTAGAATGAACAATGTTCAAATTCAGAACTGTTCAGGACGTGCTATTAATTTAATCGCGTCTGATGGTTCTGGAGATCTAGCTAACCAATTCCTTACTTTTGAGGATGTTAGGGTATACAATACTGCTGATACAACTGCAAGAGCGGTATATGTGTCAGGACAGTTAGGTCAAACAACTTTTCGTAATTTAGAAGCTTATGGTGCAGGGTCTACTAACTTAAATACTTGTGCAGTTGAATTAAATTCTTTAGGAACGAGTAATGATCAGATACAAGGTGCTGTTGTATTTGATCGACCAACAGTACAGGCATATCATGATATAATGCGGACATCAAATGCACAAGGTGTGTCAGTAATATCTGGTTGGTTTGAAAATGATTCCATTGGCGTACATCTGACTAATCGTAGTACTATAAACTTTTTTTGGAATACTTGGAAAAATGTAGGTGTTGGTACGAATGCTTATATTATAGGAGATGATTTGAGTCATGGAATATTTGCAGGTAATTTTGTATATAGTGTAGTTAATAAATGGTACACTTCTCCTTCAGGTACTGCTGGTGGATTTGATATTTGGGGAAATAGTTTTCAAACAAATGGATCTGTTACCAGTTCATCTGCTGGTCAAACGTTAAGTGTATCCAGTAATGCTATTACAGCAAACTATTTCAAAGATATTGTGGTTAACACTACTACCACTTCTTCAGCTTATATTAGCACAATCAATAGTAATGCCGGGCCAGGTGAATTTATATCTATTCGTGCTAATGATCAGGCAGGTAATAGTGGTGTCGTTATGTTAAATGGTGTTGGTGGTAATATTGATGTTAATAAATTTGGTGTTAGTAGAATGGTTATCTTACGTGATAAACAGTCGGCTATACTAAAAAGAAGTGATCTATTAAATACGTGGGTAGTTGTTGCTGTATCTAATCAAGATATTTACGCAGCATCAGCTCCTACAACCGGATTATATTTTGCTGGTGAAGTTATTCACAATAATGCTCCTTCACACACAAATACTTATGAATGGGTTATAACTAGTACTGGTATATGTCCATCCTGTGGTATAGATAGCGTTATGATGTCCGGATCATCTGTTGATGTTTCTAGACTTTCAGGTATAGTACCACCTGATCACGGTGGTACTGGTGTAAATAATGCTACCAAGACAATAACGTTGGGTGGTAATTTTGCAACTTCGGGAGCTTTTAACGCTACATTAACTCTTACTGGTAATACTAACGTAACATTACCCACGTCTGGAACATTACTTCCCACAAATGGTGCTGGTACTGGTTTGAGTGGTATCACTTATGCAGTTAAAGGTACAGCTAATCAAGTTCTTGTTAATGGAACGTCTGGAGCTAATCAAACGGGTAATTTAACTTTAACAATACCTCAAGATTTGGCTACAACAAGTACATTAACACTTGGAGGTCTTAATTTAAATAACGGGTTGGCTAATTTAGCTTCAACATCAATAATTTCTAATGGAACAGTTCAATTTAATGGCACTCTTGGTTCTGCAATTAATATATCTCCAGCTGTGAGTGATGCTGGATTTACTGGTAGTGGTGGAACTAGGGCAGATGTGGCATTAGTTGGTTTAAGTAATATTTTAATGTCAGCAGTTAATACTGGTGTAACATTCACAAATGCATCTACTTTGTATATTGCTGGGGCTCCTACTGCTGGAACTAATGTAACTATACCAAGTCCTTGGGCATTAAAAGTGGCTACCGGTAAATCTTATTTTGGTGGTGGTATATCCATAGTTGATGGAACACAGGGAAATCTTAAAGTTCTTACTTCTGATGCTAATGGTAATGCTTCATGGCAGGTTTCTCCTGGAGGAGGAACCTCTGGTAGTTTCACACCAACTTTGACAGGAACAACTAATATAGCTAGTATTTCGTTAAGTAGTGCAAATTATATACAAGTTGGTAACATTGTACACGCTCGTATAAGTGTAATAATACAAACTTCTGCAACGAATACGTCCAGTAGAATAACGTTTAGTCTTCCAATTGCTACCAGTGTTACAACGCAAAGTGGTATTGGTTTTGGGGTTGAAAATGTTAATATAAATGGAGCAGGCGGATATATGGCTGGTACAGCTAGTATTACTAGTTCTGCAACTCAGGCAACATTTGATTTTAATTCGGGAACCTTAAACACTTCGTCAATTGTTGTTATTAACATTGATTATTCTCTTTAAATCGATAATATGAAAACAATATTAATATATTTATTTAGTATAATTTCTATTTCTGCTTCGGCACAAATAATTCAACCTACCTCTAGTATAACAGAGATAAACCCAGGGCCATATATACACTCATTAAATACATTATCTGCTTTTTTAACAAGTACAGGAACAGCATCTGCATCTCAATCCTTTAATTTTGTTAGTGGTAATTTAAGTGCGGCTGTTGGATGGAAAACTGGTTCTGGAATGGAAATTAGTAAAGATAACTCAACATGGACTGATACAATTACATTTCTTGGATCCAATCCTTCAGGAACCGTTTATGTTAGAGTAGCGGCTGCTACTTCTGCCGGATCTTATTCTGGTAATATACATGGATCTAGCGGCTCCGCTACAGCTGATGTTGCTTATTCTGCTACAGTAACAGCTGTTCCTACTTTAATCGTTAATCCAACAAGTTTAACAGGATTTACTTCCATAACTGGTTCATTGGGAGGTTCTCAATCATATTCGCTTACAGGTACTGCCTTGACGGGTAATATAACTGTTCAATCTCCTGCTGGATATAAAGTATCTAAAGATAATAGTTCATTTGCATTCCAACAAACAGTGGTTCCTGTCTCAGGGTCTATATCTCAAACGATATATGTAGCTCTATCTGACACAAATACTATCCCAGGAACGTATTCAGGAAATATTGGAAATAGTGGAGGAGGTGCAACAACTAAAAATGTTACAGTAAATGGTACCACATCAGGAGCGGCAAGTACTCCAGATTCAGTTAAATTTCAATTCGATACAACTGCTGCTAATAACGTAGCAGGTTGGACAATTGTTCAAGGAGATCCTAGTAAACATATTATTTCTGGAACAATACCAAATACTACTATTACATTTACGACAGTATCTACTTCTAATTCAAATTGGGGAACGTTTGGAAGCCCGGCAGGTTGCATAGGTGTAAATAATGGTGTAACTAATGCTACTATACCAGATCCGGCAAATAGTGGAGTCATGAAAGAAGCTGTATTTACAAGCAATTTATATCAAACTACTAATGCTCAATTTGTAGTTGGTGGATTAAAAACAGATGGTACTACATATGATATAGAATTATCAGGTACTACTCATTTCTCACTTGCAGCTGTAGGCAATTATAATGTAAGAGGATCAGTTTTGCAAACCGCTAAGAATTTTAATGGAAATGCAAATACTAGTAGTAAAGCTACATGGACTGCTATAACACCAGATGCAGGTGGTAACTTTACATTCTATATTGGTAAATTAACAAGCGGAGAACAAGTTGCTCTTCTGTCTTATATCAAAATTACAAAACATTAATAGTTATGAAATATATATTAATTTTAATAATTTTTTTATCTTTTAAAAGTATAGCCCAAGTTCCTAATAATTCCTGGACATTAGAAAGTAACTATAGATTTCAATCTTTATATCGTTTAGATACATCTTCTAAAAAAGATAATAAAGGACCGGCATTGAATAGTATTTCTTCCAAAAGAGATACTATTAGTGTATCTTTCAAATTGGATACATCTGTTCGTATGATTTATAGAACTTGGAATTGGTTAGGTAAATCAAGAACTAGTAAATTTCATTATATATCTTGGGATAATTGGGAAACCAGTAAGCATAATCCACAATATGAAAAAGGAGTCGTTTATTTCCATATTAAAAGTAGAGGCGATATTGAATGGCATCCAAATGAGATTATTATATGGAATAATACTTTTAAAGGATTTAGAATAGAATATTTCAAATGATTAAGAAATTATTTTTTCTTTTACTGTTTTTACCTATCATAGGATTCAGTCAGTCGGAGACTCATGACATGATTACCTATGATACCACTATTTCGATTTTCAATGCGCCATTTGGGCCTACTAATATATGGAATATAAGAATTACTCGTCCTCGTAATTATTTTACTGCAGGCCACCCAGATACAGCATCTCGTCCGGCTATTATTACAATGCCAGGTCAGGGTGAATTAGGTACTACTGATACAAGTAAATTGACTGTATATGGTCCTCATTTTTGGTTAAAAAATGGATGGGATGGAGGTATACAATTGGGTAATGGTAGACACTATCCTTTATTAATTACTGTGTGTTATACTAATTCTGTAAATACATATGCAGCAGATGTTCTTAATATAGTAGATACATTAATAAAATTCTATCATATTAAAGCGAGAGGTAGACACTTTGCCGGATTATCGGAAGGAGCATTTACTTGGGGAGCTTTAGTATGTTTTGAAAAATCTGCTGGAACAGAAGATGGTATGAGTCGCATGACTTCTCTTGTAGCTCTCGAAGGTACTCCAAATCCAGCTATTAATTCATGGGATAGACGACAAGGTGCTTATAAAGTATGGGCAGCTAAATATGGTGGTAAGTATTTTTATTTAGAAGGTAATGGCTCGGATAATTTCCGAAATGGTTATCTTTGGTCACAACCTATGAATGATACAGTTCCAGGATCCGCTTATTTTGCTTGGGAAACTCTTGGAGGGGGATCACATTGCTGTTGGAATTCTATGTATGATCCATCTGTAACAAATTGGAGCACTATTCCAGTTATAGGACCTAATATTGGTACAGGACCAGCACCAAATACGCAGGGAACCTATCGTACCGGTCAAAATATATTTACTTGGATGCTTGCACAGGGCGATACTACACTAGTTGGACCTACATGTAATCCAATTGTTACACCAGGATCTAATCAAACAATAACTTTACCGACAAGTTCATCATCTATTTCTGCAAGTGTTACATATCAATGCGGAAATACAGCATCAAATATAGTTTGGAGTCAAGTTAGTGGACCAAATAATGCTAGTATAACATCTCCGAATTTATTAACTACTGGGGTTGCTGGACTTATTCAGGGAACTTATGTATTTAAAATAACTGTAACTGATAATACTTCATTAACTGGAACTGCTACGGTTCAAGTTACTGTTAATTCTTCTACAAGATCACCGATGAATTTTACTTGGCCCTCAACAAATTCTAATATATTAATTAATAATACAACATTTGGAGTATCTTTAATGGGAGGAGATACAGTATTTATTCCAGTTAGATCAGGAGGATATAGAAGTTTTACAATAGATCGTATTGGTACTAGATCCGAAGGTAAATATATAACTATAGTTTGGCAAAATGGATCATTTATAACTCCTAACACATCATCACCATTGGGAGCAAATAGCATAGATTCATCATTTTGGGTTCATATATATAATTGGACTATGAATGATAATATAGATGTTGCTTTTACTTCTTATGCCAATTTGGGATATTCACAACATATTTGGATTGATCATTGCACATTTAGAGGAATGAATGGATTTTTCCCATCAAGTCCTAGATCATTCGCAACTCTTCCAAATTTTACTGGAGATACAATAAATTGTTTTTATAAATGGAGATGGAGTTATTGTACTTTTGATTCTTTAGTTGGAGCAAATTCAGGTAATACAGCTATTTACATCGGAGCTTTGGCTAAAAATCAGACATGGATAAATGTTGAAATAGATCATGATAAATTTGGAGATTATTCAGCTTTATCAAATCCACCAACATACATTTTTGCATATAATGTATATGGAATATATATACATCATGATAGTCTTTGGAATTTTGGTATGAATGTTCCTAATCCAAGAGGTCATGCTGCTATGTTATTTTTAAGAATGTCTTATTTCGAAGTTTACAACTGTTGGTTTGGCACAAATAATTTTGGTAACTGCGTTCGAAATTGGGGTGCAGCTGATATTCCGTCTATGTTTAATTTATTTTCATTATGGAGTACAGGATATAATGGAAGAAGTAGAGTTTATAATTGTATAAGTGATAGTTCGAGAAAATATCCATTTTTAGAATGTCAATCACATCCAGGAGATACATCTTCATTATCACCATATATTAGAGCGCGAACAGTTCCAGAAGTTTGGTTTATTACATTACGTCATCAAGGTCTTGGGATTGGAAATGATCCATATGTACCAGGATTTGATTTCTATGATCATGATTCACTTTTTGTAAAAAATTGTTATTTAGTAGGACCTACTGATACAGTTTGGACTGCTTGTAATTTTGGAACCTTAAATCAAGGATGTAATAAATTCATAAATAATCCTGGAAGTACAATAGTATGGGATACAGCTGCTACAAGATTTGTGCCTTCTATTCCATTAATAGGTCTACAAGATAGTACATTTTTCATACCTACAACTACCGGTATGTTATATAAACAAGGTATTCCAGGACCTACCTATACTTCTTTAGATTATTATGGAAATACGAGAGATGCAGTACACCCTAATATAGGATTTGCTGAAACAATTGATATTATTAAAAATTATTTGATTATACCAAGAAGTTATAGAATTAATATCATTAGTAATTGATATTTATAATAGTAACCAAACTAAATTATTTTTTATGACTGAATTTTTTAAAAAAATAGTAAATGTAGAAATACGTAATATTTTGGCTGTGATAATTACATTAGGAGTTTTTATTCTTTTGTATTTGCTAACAATAAAGCCAGTACCTCCTGAGAACAAAGATATAATGTATGCTGCTATTGGATTCGTTTTCGGTGGAGCATTCTCTGCTGTAGCAGGTTTTTATTATGGAGCATCTAAAACTGCTCCGATAGATAATGTAAATAATAATTCCGTTATAAAGTCTTAATACATAAATAGTTATGAGTAACAAGTTATCACAAGAAGAATTAGATAAAATCGTTCAAATAAAAGATGGTTATGATAAAATTCTTCCCGAAATAGGATCAATTGTAATACAAATTGATCAATTAGAGAAGAAACTTGATGAATTGAAATCTACAAAAGAAAACTATTTGTCTACTTATTATAAGATATTAGAAGAAGAATCAGTTTTATCTTCAACATTATCAAATAAATATGGGTCAGTTAAAGTAGATCTTTCTACGGGTGAAATAACCTAATATGAAAAATCATTTTTCTCGATATTTATTGATATTTATTATTGTATAAAGATCAATTAATTACCAATAAACTTCTATAAATGGCTGGAAGACTTCTATCACCTGGCGTTTTTACACAAGAAACAGATTTATCTGGTGTAGCATCGGGTATTTCTCAAATTGGTGCTGCCTTTGTGGGACCAACTTTAAAGGGACCTGCATATGTACCAACACCAGTGTATTCCTTTTCTGATTTTACTGCTCAATTCGGCCAGGAAACTCCAACTAGTTATATACCTTATGCTGTAAGAAATTATCTAAAATCTGCACCTGTAGCAACAATTGTAAGAATTTTAGGAGATGGGGGATGGGGTTTTGACGGAACTTCTAGGAAATTGGCAGCTTTTGTCAGTGGAAGCTCTGTTTTATCGGTTTTACATCCAAGTATTAACGCAAATGATGGTGCAGCGGAACTTTCGGCAACACTTGCTACGGGTAGTTTGAATAGTTTTAATTTATATGTAAGTGGAAGCTCGGTCAATTATCAGGCATCTTCTTCTTTGAATCCTACAAATAACAATTATATCACAAAGATATTTGGTAATAGTCCTTCTTTTAAAACAGGATCGGCATTTCCTTATTTGTTATTCAATAATTATTTATCTGCTTCTGTTGCTATAGGTACTTCTTCTTATTCTGATCAGGCTACTCTTATTTTGAGTAGTGCCCCTTGTACTTTTACAAGTTCAAATCAAGGTGGATATAGTGAGGCTATAACCCCGTGGATCATTTCAGAAGGTGGTGTAAGATTATTCAGATTTCATCATATATCTCCTGGAAATGACTCTAATATTGACGTGAAATTAGCTATTGCTGATATTTCACCTAGCACAGTAGATGGAGTATATAGTACTTTCTCTGTTCTTTTGAGATCTTTCAATGATACAGATAATGTCCCCTCTATTGTAGATCAATTTAATAATCTTACAATAGATCCGGATGATGCCTCTTCTTATATAAGCCAAAAAATTGGAGATGAATATAGTAAATATGATTCAAATATACAGAAAGTAATTGATTATGGAGATTATCCTAACAATTCTGCTTATGTATGGGTAGAGGTAAGTGATGCTGTAAAGAATGGGTCTATTGATCCGAAGGTATATCCTGCAGGATTTGAGGCTGTATATGAAACAATCACAGGATTTGTAGGATATTCATTGCCTACAGCTAGTATGGTTTACAGTACGGCTAGTTCTGTGATATATTCTGGATTTAATTATAATAATACAGATAATCTAAATTATCTTAATCCTATTCCGAAAGAAGCTACTCAAGGTAATAATTCCAATTTTATACTTCCTGCGGGAGATGACAAGTTCCTTGTCCCTTTCCAAGGTGGATTGGATGGTATGAATTATACCGTTATTAAAAATACAGGTGCTAATATAACTCCAAGTAATTTATTTGGATTTGATCTTAGTACATCTACTGCACCAGGAACTCTTTCTTATATTCGTGCTTTGGATATATTATCTAATGTTGAACAATATGATATGAATCTGTTGGTTATGCCGGGTGTTATTAATACATTACATCCTTATGTGGTTCAATATGGTCTTAGTACAGTAGAAAGTAGAACAGATGCGATATATATCCCAGATCTTTGTGGTCAAAATGATACGATTGCTACTGCTAAAGCTAGTGCAGCTTCGTTGGACTCTAATTATGGAGCAGTATATTATTCATGGGTTAAAATAATTGATAGCTCTAATAATAAAAAAGTGGCTGTTCCGCCTTCTGTAGTTATACCACAAGTAATTGCTTACAATGATTCAGTCGGTCAAGAATGGTATGCTCCTGCTGGTTTAAATAGAGGTGGAATTTCAGGGGTTGTTGGTTTGGTTAATAAACTATCGGAGAAAGAAAGAAATGTCCTGTATCCGGCTAAAATTAACCCTATAGCTAATTTCCCAGGAACTGGTATTGCTGTATGGGGTCAAAAGACACTTCAAAGTGCAAATACTGCTCTTAATAGGATCAATGTTCGTAGATTGCTTATCAATCTTCGTAAATTCTCAGCATCTGTTGCAAAATATCTTGTATTTGAAGGTAATACTACTCAAACAAGAAATAAATTCTTAAACGCTGTAAGACCTTATTTCTCTTTTGTCCAATCTAAACAAGGTGTTTATGCTATCCAGGTAATAATGGATGAAACTAATAATACTGCTGATGTTATCGATCAGAATGAATTAGTCGGCGAAATAAGAGTATGGCCAACTAAAACTGCGGAATATATCGTATTGAATTTTACAATAAACCCAACAGGAACTCTTATTTCTAATGGTACAGTTGTTTCACAATAATTAATAATATAACTAATTAAATATCAATGTCGATTCTGGACCCTAACGAAATTATGTTTACTGCTTTTCAACCAAAGGTAGCTAACCGTTTCTACATGTATATTGATGGAATTCCATCCTACATTATTAAAAAAGTCACTTCTCCCCACTTTACTGATGCAGAAATCAAAATTGATCATATCAATACTTATTTCTTCGTAGCTGGTAAAAGAGAATGGCAGGATGTAACAATGGAATTATACGATCCTATTACACCTTCAGGACAACAAGCTGTAATGGAATGGGCTCGTCTTTGTTATGAATCTGTTACAGGACGTGCTGGTTATTCTGATTTCTATAAAAAAGATATTACACTTGAACTGGTTGGACCAGTTGGAGATATAATCGGAGAATGGAAAATGATAGGATCTTGGGTGAAAGATGCTGCTTTTGGCGAATTGGATTGGTCTGCAGGTGATCAAGCTTTGATGATACCTATTATTTTGAAAATGGATTATTGCGTCTTGAATTTCTAATTTAACAAACTAATGAAAAAATTTAAAGACCTAGTAAGAGAATGTTATAAAGAGATCCTTAAAGAAGAATTAACGATTCCGTCTCCGGATGGAACTTCAGATTCAGCATCTGAAGAAAATAAGCAGAAAGCTAAAGATGCTACTAAAAATGGAGATGATGTAAAATTCGTAAAGCCTGGTGAATTAGAAGAAGGTTCATCGGAAGAAGGAGAACTTAACGAAGAAGAAATTGCTCCCAAAGTATCTGAAGTATTCGCAACTCTTCAAGGATTGTCTGAAGATGTTAATTCATTAAATGAATTTGCAGAAGCTAATAAAGACAAGAAACTTGAAAAACTTTCAGGAAAATTAGCTAAACATTTACATGAAGCAACCAAAGTTATTGCTGAAATGAAAGATGCAAGAGATGCTATCTTGCAAGAAGATGCTGAAAAAGCCAATATATTTGGTGATAAGGTAGTCAAAGCTCTTGGTAAATATTGTAAAGATGAAAGTCATGGAAAGAAAATCAAAGAAAAATATATGCCTTATATAGCGAAAGCTCATAAGAAAGGCAAAAAGCCTGCCGAAGTTGCAGAACGTATTAAGGATCATAGATTTGAACTATAAAAATTGTATCAGAACTCGTAATTCTGAGCTACCTTCGGAATCAGAAACCTCCGCTTAGACCCGGAGGTTTTTCTATTATATGATATTTATATACACAAATAATTAAGTTATGGCTTATCAAAAACCCACACAGGTTATTCCTCTTCCTTCAAAAGGTCTTATATACGCGAAAGACAATCCATTAAGTTCTGGTACAATAGAAATGATGTTCGGCGGAGCCGCACAAGAAGATATTTTAGCGAATGATTCTTTCAAAGAAGAAGGAACTACGATGACTCGTTTGATTAAATCGCTGATCGTATCTAAGATAAATTATGACGATATCATTGTTGGTGATAAAAATGCTATATTTGTAGCTTCTAGAATACTTATGTTTGGTAAGTATTATGATTTAAATTATCTTTTACCAGGAGAATATAAACCAAAGCAAATAAAAGTAGATCTTACTACGATTAAAGATAAGTCATTTAATGAATCATCTATTCAACCTGGCAAGAATGAATTTGAATTTGTGTTACCTATAACAGGTGTAAATATAACTTATAAATTATTAACTCATAAAGATGAGGAATCGATTGCTACAGAAATTGCGGCAATGAAAAAGCATTATAATGAAGAAAACACCAAAGAAGCTTCTATACATTGGTATCATAAAATTGTAGCCGTAAATGGAGATAGATCTACCGCCGCAATTAGAGACTTTGTAAATAATGGATTGATAACGATGGATTCAGTTGAATTGGGTAAAAATATGTATGAAAATTCCCCTGGTATAGATTTTAAATTCGATTATATCTTAGAAAACGGCGAGGTATTGGAGGGCCTTCCGTTACCAATAAATACTACCTTTTTTCGATCTCCATATCTCCTATAAAAAAATATTATATGATGAGATCGATTTTTTAGTTAGAGAATCCAAAGGAGCTTATACTTTTACGGATGCTTACGAAATGCCGACTTATCTCAGAAAGTATTATATAATGAAGATATCTGATGAAAATCAGAAACTTGCAGATGAAATAGATAAGAAAAACAAGATATTAACCAGTACAACGGATCTTTCAAAGAGAGTTCCTCCTAAAAAACGATCAAAATCAGAAGCATATGTTACAAAAGCCGGGAAAAAATAGCCCCGGCTTTGATATTTATATTATATGGCTACAAATCAACCCCCTAATCAGAATCAAACCATAGATGAACTCCAAAGCATCCAGGCCAATCTATTAAATATTAATGATCAATATAGAGAATGGAATAAGCAAGCACATATATATAATTCTAGTACTATTGACACGATGAAAAAGACTACGGAATTAAATAAATTAATTTCCAAGTCTTTAGATATTTCATCAAAAATAGGGAAAGAACTTATCAAGAGAAAGGATACAAAAAGATTAATTAATCAACTTGAAGCAGAATCTAATAAATTATCAAGATCCTATCAGACTACTTATGAGAAATTAACTAAATTACAACAAAAGCAGGTTGATCTATTAGGTCAACAGCAGGATCAATTTAGATCTCTTACGAAAGAATCTGATCAATTAGAATCAGATTATTTGGAAGCTAAAGAGAATCAAGTAGAAACTTTTGAAAAGTTATTAGACTTAGAAAATAAAGGTCTTAAAAATACTAAACAATTTGTAGATCTTGAGAAACAATTTAACAATTATTCTCAACAAGTTCTGGATAACCAAAATGAAAAAATTAATGTTGAATCAAAGATTCAAACACTAAATAAGGAAATAGCAAAAGCATATAAGAACCAAGCTGTATCCACCGCTCTTGTTCAAAGAACACAAGCAGAAGCGGCTAAAAATGTTTTAAATGTAACCAGATCATTACCAAAAGAAGTTGAACAAGGTAATAAAGCATTGCAAAAGCGAAACTTTCTACAAGAAGCTTTTTCACGAGTTCCTATTTTAAAAAACATGAAAATGCTTCCAAAACACATGGAAGATTTTGGTTTAAAAGGAACGTTGGCATTAGGTATTATTGGAGGTATAGCTGCTGGTATTGGAAAGATAATTCAATTAATGTTTAAAGCTGATTCTCAGATAACTGATATACAGAAGAGTTTTTCAGTTTCCAGAGAGAGTGCTAAAGAATTACGTCAATCATTTTATGAGATCGCGGAGAATGCTTCGAAGTTTGCCGATATACAAAAAGAAACCTTAATATCCGAAGAAGATATTTTCAAAACTCAATTGGAATTTAACGATGCTTTCGGTACTGCTATAGCTTTGTCTGGTCAACAGGTTGTACAATTAACAAAGATTAAGGATTTAATTGGTGTTAGTGAAGAAGGTTGGAAGAATATAATGACATATTCTCTTCAATCTAATAAATCAGTAGAAAATATAGATAGAACGATACTTGGAACATCCAGGATTATACAGGCTCAATCTGGTGTATTACTTAATAACAAACAAATTCTTGATTCAGTGTTAAAGGCTTCTGGAGGAATAAGAGCTAATTTCAGAGGAAATGTTGAACAACTAGCTAAAGCTGTAACACAAGCAAAATTATACGGCACTTCTTTAGAAGAAATTCAAAAGACTAGTGATTCCTTATTGGATTTTGAAACATCTATTGAATCACAATTAGAGGCAGAATTACTTATTGGTAGAAAGATCAATCTCGAAAGAGCTAGAGCTGCAGCCTTGAATGGTGATATGGTGACAGTTATGAATGAAATGGTAAAACAAGCCGGAGATTTTGATCATTTCATGAAGTATAATATCATTCAACAACAATCTCTCGCTAAGGCTTTTGGATTTAGTAGAGATGAAATGAGCGACATGTTGTTTCAACAGAAAGCTATTGAAGGATTGAGAAGACTTGGTAATAATGCAGAAAAGAAATCTTTGGTTGAAAGATACGAACAGTTGGTTAAGGAGGGAAAAAGTAGAGAGCAATTGGAACAAGTTTTAGGGGCTGAGACGGAACAACGTTTAGCTACCCAATCAGCTCAGGAAAGATTTAATAAATCTCTTCAAAAATTAGAAGATATATTTTCCAGATTATTTGAAGGAGGTCTTATACAAAAAGTTATTTCAGGAATAGCCAGTGCTGCAGAACATTTGTCATCTGGTGGATCTTTGTTGGGTATTTTGACAAATTCCGAATCTTATCAAGCGGCCAAAGCTAGAGTAAGTTCTCAAATTGGGAAAGTTCAGGATGGAGTTATTTCTCCACAAGGAGTAATTATGATATCAACTCCTCGTGGACAGATTGCAACAAATCCAGGTGATTCTGTCATAGCAACATCAAATCCTTCGTCTGTATTAAATGGAGGCAATTCATCGATAAATACAAAAGCTGTAGAAGCCAAATTAGATAAATTGATAGAATTATTCTCCAAAGGAAGAGGTATCTATTTGAATGGTCGTCAAATAGGAACGGAATTAGCTATTAGCTATAATCCCACAGCATAATATTTATATATACAAACACTTAAAAATATGAGCAGTTTACTTAATTTATTACCATTTTCCCGTTTTGGTTTTGGTGGAAAGAAACCAGATCAATTCGATCTTGGCCCAGGTTCAACAATAGATAATCAGTCTTCGTTGAATAACAATCCTCCTTTTGCCACATATAAAGATGTTTATCTTCGTGGGAAGATGCCAACGAAACAGGCACCTCCTGGAACGCAATTAAAGAAATATTTGGATAATCCTCCACAATAATGCCAGCTTTAACCGATTTATTAAATAATCTTTCTAGTTTCAAATACTATAAAGGATATGGAAATTTTACACAAAAATCCATACCCTTTGGTAATGACCGTCCTGGTGGTGGTTCTTCTGGCCAGCCCTATATTACTCGTAAAATAGGACAAACCTGGGATATTGCCAATGACGGTACTATGCCTATTGGTATCATAGGAACAACGGAAAGATCGGTAGCAGATGTGGAAAGAATCGGTAAATTCTTTATAAATGCACCAAATGGGCCTATTTTTATCGCAAAGCAAGTTGGCTTACAACTTAGTAATCCTAAGTTAGAGCAGCCTAAAAACGCTTCTATTCCATCTACAGGGCTATCTGGTCTTCCTGATAGAATAAAACAGGACGTTGGATCTACTCGTGTATATAATTTAGGAGTAAATACACTCGCACAGGTGGGAACAGTTGCATTTGGAAATCATTTCGATAGGCATGGTCTGTCTCCAAATATGGATGAGAATGACAAATACTATAGAATCGTTTCTGTCAATAATCAGGATTCTTCTAATTCTAAGATAAATTCGGATGCAGGTAATCGATTAGTAAGATATACGGCTAATTTATTGGATTCTGGACAAACTACGATAGATTCGTATAAAGGTGGGCCAGGATCCGTATATGGTATTGGAAATACTACCATTTATCGTTCGGTAGATACAATTGGTAATAATTCTCCTACACAAACACCGATAAATAATTTTACACCTTTAAAGATATCGGATCTTGCTAAAATAGGAAGAGACGGTATTTTCATAAATTCTGCTGGTAATGATAATCAAACTACGTTTGATGTTACAAAACAGGATTTTAGAGAACTGAAAAATACATTATATCGAGCTGGATTACCACAGTCGGATTATACTACTCAAAATTTGTCTACTCGCATTGGTCGAGGAAATCCTGGTAGGTCTGGTTTGGATAGATCTGATTATTCAGTTTCTCTTCCAGGTACTCAGGATACGATAAATCAATTATCGTTATTCTATTCATCAATGCCTCCTGGAACAGATTCAAATATCTTTGATCTTAATTCAGGAAAAGTGGTGAATGCTCCACAGGTAAGAGATATTATTAAATTTAGAATAGAAGCAATTGATAACGATAATCCCGCTTTTAGTGTGTGGATGGTATTCAGAGCTACTATCACGGATTTTAATGATAATACTGACGCTATGCTCGAGTCATATAAATATAGTGGCAGAGGCGAAAATTTCTATATATATGATGGAGCAAGTTCAAATTTCTCATTTGCTTTTACCATTGCAGCTCAATCAAGAGATGAAATGAAACCATTATATCAAAAATTGAATTATCTTAAATCTAATTTACATCCTGATTACAATGGTGCAAATAAAATGCGAGGACCTCTTATAAAATTAACAATAGGTGATTACATATATCGTCAACCTGGATGGATTTCATCATTAAATATATCTATCCCCAATGAAGCATATTGGGAGATAGCTTTAAATGAACCTGAAGGTGGTAAAGATGCTAATATGCATGAAGTTCCTATGGTACTTAAAGTATCTATGAATTTCATACCAATTTATGATTTTTTACCTCGTAAAGGAGCTTCTACTCCGTTTATTTCTGTTAATGGTCGTAAGAGTCCTTCGGATCCTCTTAGTCCTCCAGCACCGAACAATTGGTTGGCTGATAGTGGAATTACTAAAAATAATGATGGTACTTCTCGTTATACATCGCTTCAAGATAAAATTTCAGCAGCTCGTAAAAAAGTATTGAATGCTTAAACTCACAAATATATTAAAAACTGTTTTATTGGAATTGGCTGATAATATAAAACCTTTTTCATATAGAAAAACTGGAGATTATATTAAAAATGATTCTGATAGTGTTTACCTACACGGATCTAAATATTATAATTTTGATACAGAACATAATTTATCTTATGAAGTACAAATAACCTATTTAGGAGAAGATGACCAAAGATACAGTTATGTAGATAATGAAGGACAAATGGTTGAAATAATATTCTATACAAATGGTGAAGAAGAGGAAGGTAGTAAAAATCCGTTCGATACCACCAATAATCCGAAAGAGATTTATAGAGTAATGGGAACAATATTTGATTGTATAAAAGAAGCAAGAGAAGAAGAACCATTTGATTATGTAATTTATCAAGCTTCCGATAGGAAAAATTTTGGTAAAGATCCTAAAGCGGGAGAACAGAGAAAAAAGCTTTACGATTATTATTTTAAAAAGATGTTTCCTGGATCTAAAATTGAAAATAAAGATAAATTTACAATTGTAACATTGAAATGAATAGATCACAAGGATTAGAGATATTGAAGACCAAAGATGGTAGAAGATACTATAAGACTGTTAAGTATCCTGATATTCCTTTGTCAGAAGATGATATCTATGTGATCTCCTCATTTGGAGATCGTTGTGATTTAATAGCTAGTGATTATTATCAAGGAGATACTTCTTTATATTGGATCATTCAAATAGCCAATGATATACCTCGGGATTCATTTTATATTCCAGAGGGAAATCAAACCAGGATCCCGCAGGATATAACTGGGATAATACAATCATATAACGACCTTAACGGTATAAAATAAGTTTTGATGGGTGGAATACTTGATGTCACATTTAAATCATATGTCCAAAGACAAATTAATGCCAGGCAACAGCTACTAAATCAAGAGCAAAGAGATCCTCGTTTTTTTCAATACACATCTGCTAAGAATGCCTGGTGTCGTATGACATCATTGGTAAATTATGACTCACCTGATGGTAAGTATAAGGGTGATCAATTATCCAGAAAATATGTATTGGAAGGTGGTACACTTTATCCTAATCCATCTAATCCAAATCAATTTGCATTAAGACGCGGTGTAGGAGGTAAAGCAGGATCATATGGTTCGTTGGGAGATGGATCATTTGGTATTCGTCCGATGCCAGGCATCGTATCAATTGATTTAAAAAATAGAGGAGCTCTTGGATCTACAAAGGAAGCTGTAGTTAAATTCATGGCTTGGGATAAAGGTCAAATAGATGATCTTGAAATATTATTCCAACGTCCAGGATATTCTGTTTTGATAGAATTTGGATGGAGTATTTATTTAGATACCTATTTTAATGATAATGATTCTAATTCTTCTAGAGTTGTGGACAAATTAGACTTATCAAAAGTGTCCATAAAAAACTTTATAGAGCCTACGATAAATGCATTTGATTCATCTTTAACTCCCCCAGATATATATAAAAGATTTGAATTATTAAGACATAAATTTTCTGGTAATTATGAAGGATTTGTTGGTAAGATCCGTAATTTTTCTATTCAACAATTATCTAATGGAGGATTCGAGTGTACCACAACCGTTATTGCTATATCGGATGTATTGGATACACTCAAAATAAATTCATCTACATATCCATTAGGAACGGAAAATAAAGACAATTCATCAAAAACTAATAGTAGCTTATTTACTAGATTTGAGCAAATATTTCTACCTGTAACAGATTTAGGGAATAGTACAGATCAATATCAACATATATTAAAAATATTAGGAAGTAATATTAATAAATATCATCCTAATAATTCAACAGATTATGATCCTAATATAGATTTGGGTGTATATAATATTCCGTATAATTCAGTTCCTTCATCTCTTATAGGTGATAATAGAAAAAATTTACAGGGATCTTTGCATTACATTTCATTAGGATGTCTTATAGCAATTTTGAATACGCAATTCGGATTATATGACCCGAGAGGAACTCAGAATGTTCCTTTAGTGGAACTAGAAACTCCATATCCAGGATATGGTTCATATGGTAATGGTTTGTGTATATGTTCTGAAGATACTATTTCTATTGATCCGTGTGTATGTCTAGTTAATAATCCAAATGCCAAATTTGTAGTAGATGGTATAAATGGATTTACTCCTAATGTATCAAAAAATAATAAAGTTAAAATAAATTTTAACCCATTTCCTTATAGTAATACAAAAAATTTAGGAATTATTTCTAATATATATGTTTGTGTTGAATTCGTAGTACAGAGATTTCGAGAAATGTCCAATGGATCTGATGGCACTGTTGATATGCATAAATTTATAAAAAGTGTATTGGAAGATATTACCTATTGCCTTGGATCTGTAAATCAATTTGAAATCTACACAGATGATTCAACTGCCGCAATTATAGACTCACATTTTGTAGAAGATCCGTCTCAGGCTGCTAGAACTAGATTCATGATGAATTATCTTGGCAAAAATTCCACAGTAAGACATGCAGATATAGTTTCAAAAATATTTGAATCGCAGGCGACTATGGTTGCTATTGGAGCTGGTGTGAGAGCAAATATTTCAGCTGTTCAAACTTCTACTTATAATTTGCTTAATAAAGGTTTAACGGACAGATTAGTGTTGCAAACATTGGACGTTGATGCAGTAAATGGTTTATCAACAAATGATAAAAGTACTATAGAACAACAAGATCTAGAATATAAAAATAAACTAGCGCAAATGGTTCTAGATTTGAGAACTTATGTACAATCATATTTACAGAAAGATGATCTTTCTCAAGTACTTGCTAATAAACAGGCAGCTAATAGTAATTTAAATTCTGTAATAGTAAAAATAAATACAGATACAAACTTCAAGGCTCTCATACCAATACATTTAGAATTGACAGTGGATGGGATATCAGGAATGGTAATTGGCAACGTATTTAGAATTAATCCTGATTCTTTACCAAAAGATTATGTGAATAAAAATATAGCATTTAGAATTGTGGGTCTTTCACATTCAATAATTAATTCAGATTGGATAACAAATATAATTGCTCAATGTTGTTTGCTAGATACAGAAGAAGAGATTAAATTGGGAACAATAAATAAGGAATCTATAAATACAGCTATTTCTGGAATTCAGGCTGCAATGATAGTTAAACAACAACAAGATGCATTGAAACAAGTATATATCTATAATAACATTGTTCGTTTAATTGTATCTATTTTCGGACCAAAAAATAAAAATAATTTTTCTATAATAGATAGTTTATTAAACACTAGTAATATTTATCAGCCAGGATTATACGCTTATTCCACTAAAACCTTTTCATTTACATTTAAAGTTACAAGACCACCAATAAAAGATACTATATTTTCTAAATTACCTGTAGAAAATTTCAATGAAGAGTCTGGATTGGATTTTCTAAATAAAACGGATTTTTCCAGTCCTAATACTATATATAATGTGATAGGTACGTCTTTTCCCGGATATCCGGAAAAAATAATAAAAGATTATTTTTATCATAATGTAGATAGAGGTGATTTTTTAACCAATGTTAAAATAAGCGGTAGAAGTTTTTCATCTAATTCTTTATCAGTTGAAGGTACACAATATGTATTAAACCCAGTAGCAGAAAATTTTACGGATATAAAATTAACAACTAGGACGCTTATTCAAAATTATCCAGATTATGCTCAATTGACCGATCCACTATTAAAATCTAATATATTGCAATTTTTATTAGATATGGACAATAATTTAAATGTTAATTCTGAAGGAATAGTAAAAATACCAGTAATGTATTTATTAAATGGAAAGACAATACCTTTAGTATATCAAAATTTATTCGTCAATGTAAAAATTGAACCTACAACTGACTTTGAATAATGTATTATCCCAAATCAAAAATAATAGAAAATCTTTATACGAACGGATCTGAATTCGTCGTATCATCTACTGGTAAACCATACCAGGGATTATATCATTCTACTTTTGATGGGAATTATTATACCGGAGCAGATCATACAAATTCATCTTTGCAACTTTCAAAAAATATAAATACAAAAACTAGTACATCTGGAAATGTTGCTTTAGTGACTCCCCCATTAATAATGAATTTTGAGTATGATAGTATAATTAATAATCGTTTATCTTTTTTGAAAACAGAGATCATACCAAAATCTTATTATCCTATATTATCAGATAAAGATTATACCAAAGGATCTTTTACCAGATATTTTTCAAAACGTACCGGTGGTACGGTAAAAGATATAAAGGAATTATCTGCTGACGGATTTACCAATATATCAACAAATGTTTTATATCTTTCTACAGCTATTCAATGGAAGTTGACCGGGCCTTATCACGATAAAGTTATTGATAGGAACAATACCATATATGGTGTCTGGGATACAAATGCAAGAGCAGTTGCTCAGGCTGAATCTCCTCTTCCAGGAATTACCCAGTACTTAGGAAATTTAATTCAATTTGCCAAAATAAATTTGGAATCCTAACATAGAATTCGTATCTTTGTGATATGAAAGTTAAAGATCTTCAAAAGATATTGTCTTCTCTTAATCCGGAATTAGATATTATACTCCAAAAAGATTCAGAAGGTAATGGTTTTAGTCCGTTACGTGATTATAAACTAGGAAGTTATTACGCCTATAATGCGTGGTCTGGAGAAGTTGTTGAAGAACAATTAATAGGAGATGTTATTCCTGTTATAGTTTTAATTCCTGCTAATTAATGTTCTACATAGTCGAAACAGAAGAACAACTTGACCACATCGTATCATATGAAGGTAATAATAGAGTATTTATAGACATCATTCCTTTGGATGATCGAGTTCATCCCTGTCTAAATAGCGTATCTCTTATCTATTTCCGTCCTCTGGATGCCAAAAGAGGATTTATCATCTCAATAAATCATCTAGAGACATTTTCTTTATCATATGATCATGTATTAGATGCCCTGATCAATAGGATACCTCAAATTTACACGATTGATACCAAAACAGTATATCACTATGGTCTGGAAGAAGGTCGCGTAAAAGGGCTTAAAATGACCTATTACCTGAACCCAGGTTATCCGGAATTTCCAGATAACTCTAAATTCAATACTTCTGCTCATAAATTCTATTATTCCAGACTTGAAAAGCGAAACGATGTAAATAGATTTATACCGGTTTCAAAACACTATGAAAAATATGAAAATCTATTCAATTCATTAATTATTAATGAAGAGCATTTATCTGATCCAACTCATGGTTTTTATGATGATATAGCTTCACAGGCGTTCTGCAGAATTGAAAAGGTTGGTATTGGGATAGATATAGACAGATTTGATAAAAAATATAATGGTTTTCATAAATCATATTCTATAAAAGACAATAAGATATATTCATTATATAATTTGTACAATCATACGGCGAGACCGTCCTGTACTTTCAATGGTTTTAATTTTCTTGGACTTAAAAAGGATGAATCTCGTGAAGTATTAATTCCTAAAAACGATATATTCGTTGAATATGATTATAAATCATACCAGGTAAAACTTCTAGCGGACATCTTGGACTATCATTTTGAAGAAGATAATATCCATCATCATTTAATGAATGAATATGGTGAACATGATTATGATGTAGCTAAACGTCTAACATTCAAATATTTATATGGTAGAAGTGAAACCCCTCCAAATATTCCCTTTTTCAAAGAAGTATATAGGTTTAGAGATGATCTTTGGAAAGAATATCAGGAGAAAGGTTATATCGAATCTCCTAATATAAAACGAAAAATATTTGGTATTGCTGAAATAACGCAGATATTACCTTATTTCATGCAAGCTATTGAAACGGATCAGAATATTTGGACAATATTCAACATTACACAGCTCCTTCGAGGATATAAGACTAAATTGATTCTTTACTCATATGACGCATTTCTTTTTGATCTATCATATGAAGATGATCCAAAAGTATTACAATATATTGAAGAACAATTATCTGCGGTAAAATGTACCTATACTATATCATATGGTGAATCTTTCGGAGATTTAAGATTGGCACCTTCCTGTACCTGAAAACTTATATTTATATATGCTAAACGAATTGTTATACTTAGATCTCCAAGATTTGGGCGGTAAGTTATTTTGTACATTTTCTTCCAAGGATACCCTGGATTCCACACTTTCTGGTATAAAGCAGAAATACACCATCATGTTTGGTAAGATTTTCGTATTGGAATCATCTGAAGATGAATTTATATGTACATATAATGTAGATGCTTCCAATATATCAGATAAAATTCTTATGGCAAATACTATTTTATGCCATCGAGTAAAGCAATTCAATGTGCTTTATACACTCAATGCGTTAAATACGTTGATAAAGAATCTCAATAAAGGTATCGAAGATCATTCTTATCCTGTATCTTGGGAGAATTACAAGAACTCTGTCCTGTTGACCAGAGCCGGTGTCTTTGTTAGAATTGATACTAAGATAAAAGATATTTTAACAATATCTTAAAATAAATTTGGAATCCTAACATAGAATTCGTATCTTTGCGATTCAATCCTATACTCAATGAAAAAGATCCTCAACTATTACGAGAGCTCTCTCGATGTAATATTAGCATCTCTAGTAATTATAATTCTTGGTTATTTTTCTAAAATGATTGTCCAATTTATTTCTAATTTGGCAAGTATATTCTGGAAAATTCATATTTTTAAATAAATCTAATATCATATGGGTCTTGACATCAATAAGGTGAAATCTCGCCTTGCACAAATGCAATCCAAAGGAAAAAAGAATGCCGATGGATCTTTCGAAAAAATCGATTTCAAAAAAGTTTATTGGAAGCCGAAGCTTGGTAAACAGGTAATTCGCCTGGTTCCATCCAAAACAAATCCTGCTGAACCTTGTCTCGAGGTAGCTTTCCACAACAATATCGTTAAAAAGAAAATGCTTGCTCTCTCCAATTGGGGAGAAAAGGATCCTATCATTGCATTTTCAGATGTATTAAAGAAATCAGATGATAAAGGTGAAAGAGACATGGGATATAAATTATCTCCAAAGAAAAAATATATATTTCAAGTTGTAGTACGTGGAGAAGAACATCTTGGTACAAGATTGTGGGAGGCTAGTAAAACCGTAGCAGAAGCTATCTATGGTATTATAGCCGATGATGATTATGGAGATGTATTGGATGTAAATGATGGAAGAGATCTTACCATAGAAGGAATAGAAGATAGTTTTAATAATATAAAATATATTAAGGTCTCTATTCTTCCTAAACCAAAGGCAACTCCTCTTGCTAAGACAGAAGATGAAATCAATGGATTTCTTTCTAATCAATACGATCCATTGTCACTCACAAAGAAATATTCATACCAGGAATTAAAAGATTTTCTGGAACAAGCTTTGAATCCTGATGGAGCTGAATCAGGAGAAACTGATGTAGAAGAAACAGAAGAGAAGTCCGAAGAAATTCCAAGTGATGAACTTCCTTTTGTAGAATCTTCTACTGAAGAAGAATCAGGTGAAGAGGAAGAAACTGAAACAGAAGAACCTCCGTTCGAAGTTGAAATTACTCCTTCAAAATCTGTTATTGCACAAGCATCTAAAAGAATCATCGCTAAGAACAATGCCGAGATAAAAGAAAAAGTTGTAGTTAAAACGACAGAGACAAAAGTAAAGAAAGCTGCGACAAAAACTACTGCTCCAGCTGTTACAGGTGCTGCTCCAGTATCTAACAAAGATAAATTCGCCGCATTATTCCCTAAAAAATAAATTATATGTTTCCTAATTCTCAAGTAATAGTTTATGTTAATGTCGATGATTCAATAAAATACGAAATGGATAGACTAAAACAAATTATCGATAATTTCAAAGAAAAATTTGATATTGGTATCCCTAATGCAATTTATTTGCCAACTTTTTATGGTGATACTCATGTAGAAGTAATTTCATATTAATATGCCAAGACAAAAGAAAGAAGAAGTTAAAACAGCGAAATCAGTTGTAACAAAGAAGATAAATCAAGGAAGGTTCGGATTTGATCTTCATGGATTTAAAAAAACAAAAAATTTATCTAATACTGCTAAATTTAAAAAGCAAGAATATTATAAAGCTTCTCCAGCCTTCCAGGAAATATTATCTATACCTGGCATACCTAAAGGTCATATAACTTTGTTGCGTGGTCATTCTAATACAGGTAAGACTACCGCTATGGTTGAACTTATAAAAGATGTTCAGAAATGTGGTGATCTACCAGTCATTATTATTACAGAAATGAAGTGGTCTTGGGAACATGCTAAGATAATGGGTCTTGAAGTAACGGAAGAAGTTGATATTGAAACAGGAGAGATTACTTATAGTGGAGATTTCATTTATGTAGATAGAAGTAATCTTAAAACAATCGAAGATGTTGCTGATTTTATTTCAGATCTTCTCTTAGCGCAAGAACGTGGTGAACTTCCGGTTAACTTATGCTTCTTTTGGGATTCAATTGGATCAATACCATGTTTACAATGTTATGAATCTAATAAGAGTAATGCTATGTGGAATGCCGGAGCAATGTCAAATAATTTCGGCAATTTTGTTAATCAGCGAATAATATTATCTAGAAAAGATACGTATAAATATACGAATACATTAGTAGCCGTTAATCAAATACGAATTGCATATCCTAGTACCCCGATGGAGATGCCTAAACTTGAAAATAAAGGAGGCAACGCGATGTTTAGAGATGCTACTTATATAATAACATTCGGTAATGTAAAAGGACCCGGAACAGTTAAGGTAAAAGCTAAGAAGAATAATAAAGAAGTTGAATGGGCAAATATTGTAAAAGTTTCATGTGATAAAAATCATGGAACTGGTATTCAAACATCTGGTCGCATAGTTACTACTATTCACGGCTTTATCAGTAATGATAAAAAAGAAATCGATAAGTATAAGAAAGAACATTCTGATGAATGGGCTAATATACTTGGATCAAAAGATTTTGAAATAGTTGAAGAGGAAGATAATACTGACGCTACAGTTACAGAAGATTAATTTACATGAAAAAAGACCGGTTACTCTCCATACTATCCTCTTTAAAAGAGGAAGATGTCCCCTTGCATTCCCATTTCAATAGTAAAGTACTTATCATAGATGGAATGAATACATTCCTTCGAAGCTTTGCTATTGATAATAAATTTAACAGAAATGGTCATCATATTGGTGGGGTAGCCGGTTTTTTAAAATCGATTGGTTATGCCATAAGAACAGAAACTCCTTCCAGGGTAATAATAGTTTTTGATGGTGAAGGTGGATCAGTAAATCGCAGATACCTATATCCTGAATACAAGACCAATCGGAATACTGGAAGACTTGTTAATAAAATGTTTGATAATAAAGATGAAGAAGATGATGCTAAGATAAATGAAATTGAAAGACTCATCGATTATCTTAATTATCTTCCAGTGACAGTTATTGCTATAGATCGTTTGGAGGCCGATGATGTTATTGGATATCTTACTAAAAAGATATATAATGACTATACAGATAGCAATGTTTGTATCATGTCTTCTGATAATGATTTTTTACAACTGGTTAATGATCGCGTTTATTGTTATTCTCCTACTAAAAAGAAGCATTATTATCACAAAGATGTTTTTGAAGAGTTTGGTGTATATCCCTGGAACTATTTGTTATATAAATGTTTTCTGGGAGATACATCGGATAATGTCAAAGGTATTTATGGTTTGGGCGAAAAGAAGCTCGTTAAATTATTCCCTATAGTAACTTCAGAACAAGTTATTTCTTTCGATGATATTTATGAAATTTGTGAAGATCCCCCAGAGAAAAGTGTTTTATATGATCGTGTATTAGAAGGTAAACGAATATTGTTCATCAATGAACAGATAATGAATCTTTCCAAACCTAATATCTCTGAAACTCAATCTAGTTTTATAGATTCATTTATGGAAGTGAAACCTTCCAAGCTTAGGAAAATAGATTTCCTTTCTCTTTACAGATCGGATGGTATGGAGGGAACAATTCCAGGAATAGACAGTTGGTTGGAAACATTTTCTGTTTTAAATAGGTATTGAGAATTACTATGACGATTAACAAATTATCAGAATACGGACACTCATTTCAGATCAAAATACTTTCTTCTCTATTACAGGACAATAGGTTCCTGCAGAATATAATAGATCTTCTTTTACCTGATTATTTCGATTCGGAAGCGCATAAATGGATAATCCAATTCATATTAGAATACTTTTCCAAGTATAAAATATATCCAACACTAGACGCTTTACAAATTGAAATAAAGAAACAGCGTAAAGAGTCTCTTAAAGTTTCTATCATTGAAAATCTCAGGGAGGCTTATAACTGCAACAATGAAGATATAGAGTACGTCCAGGAAGAATTCTTCGCATTTTGTAAGAATCAGACGCTTAAAGCGGCTTTATTACAGTCGGTAGATCTTCTAAAGGATGGTAATTTCGAAGATATTCGTCGTCTTATAAATAACGCGATGAAGGATAACAATGATAGGGATATTGGAATGGACTATACTAATAATGTAGAAGAACGTTATAGAGATGATGAAAAAAAGGTTGTAAATTTCCCATGGAAGATTCTTAATGATATTACGGATGGAGGTTTAGAAGACGATAACTTAGTTTTATTATTTGCTCCTCCTGGTATCGGTAAGACTACTTTTGCTGCCATCATAGCAGCCCACTGTCTCAGACAGGGTAAAAATGTTTTATTCTATGCATTGGAGATATCTGAGAAGAAGATGGGTCGTAAGATAGACTCTATTATCACTGGAATTCCCATCAAAGAGCTTCGTAAACGTCGAGCAGAGGTAGATGCAGCAATGTCTAAATTACCAGGCAGGCTAATTATCAAAGCTTATCCACCTAAGAAGGCATCTCTGGATACATTAGAGACTCATAAGAACAAGCTTCGTATAAATGAAGGCTTTGTAGCCAACGTAGTATTTTGTGACTATCCTGAGCTTCTAAAGGTGCGTAGATCACGTAAAGAGATAAGAGAAGAAGTAGACGATGTATATACTGAAATAAAAGGTATTGCGGTGGAAGATGGTATCCCTTGGATATGTCCTTCTCAAATCAATCGTATGGGATCCAGAGATAAGATCATTGAAGGTGATAAAGTGGCAGGTAGTTACGGTAAGATGATGATTGGAGATTTGAATATGTCATTATCTAGAGACCGTAAAGACAAATTGAAAGGTACAGGCCGACTTCATATTATAAAAAGTCGTTTGGGACCTGACGGTATGACATATAAATGTACCATTGATCTTGAAAAAGGCTTCATAGATGTATCAGAAGAAGAATACGACGAGGATGAAGAGATAGAAGGATCCAAGAATATAAATGGTTATATGGTAGAAGAAGATACTATGAAACAATTGGCCAATAAATTTGCAAAATTTCAAAAATTAGATGCGGAAGTCGAAGAAGAAAATTGATTTATAACATATCATATATATCGAGAAGAAAAATTTAATTTTTTCTGTATGCCGGTTTACTGATCGGCATATTTATTTCTACAGTCCCATAAAAGTAAATTTATGTTATTAGATAAGAGAGTTTCATTTATGCCATTTGAGTATCCTGAAATAGAAAAATTCTCAGAAGGCATCCAGGGTACGTATTGGGTTCATAAAGAGGTTGATTTCACCGCTGATATTCATCATTTCCATACTGAATTAACGGATTCAGAAAGATATATAATAGGAACTATTTTAAAAACCTTTGCTCAAACGGAGGTGTTTGTTGCTGATGAATTTTGGAGCCAGATGGCTAATTATATTCCCAAACCGGAAGTTTCTATGGTAGCTCACACTTTTACAGAAAATGAATGGAGACATGCCAGGGCTTATGCTAGGTTGAATGAAGTATTGGGATTACATGATTTTGAAGCTTTTTTGAAAGATGAAGTTGCCGCAGAAAGATTCGAAAATCTTACTAAATTAGGAGATGAGCATGGTGGAAATCCAACTCCCGCTCAAATTGCCAGGACTTTGGCTTTATTTGGTTGTTTTACCGAGAATGTTAATCTATTTTCACAATTCGCTATTTTACGCTCTTTTTCTTCTAATGGTAGAAATCTTCTACCAAATATAGCTAATATAATAGATTGGTCTCAATTAGACGAACAGGTACATGCTCAATGTGCTATGTGGTTGTTTAATATACTTAAAAAAGAATATCCAAAAATATGGAATGATCAATTGAAGAAGGACATCTATCAAGCAGCAGAATACACTTATGCGGTAGAATGTAAACTCATTGATCAAATATTTAAAAATGGTGATCTTCCAAATTTAACTAAAGACCAGTTGTTAAATTTTATGAAAGATCGAATTAATAAGTCTTTAAAAACCATAGGACTTAAACAAATTATGTCCGTGGATAAGAATCTATTGAAAGAGATGAAATGGTTTTATGATGAAATAGATGCATCACATCAGGTAGATTTTTTCGCCAAAAGAGCCACGGAATATACAAAAGGTTTGGTTGTTTTCGATAAGAATTCAGTAAAGGTTACAAGAGAACAAATTAGACAACTAGTAAACGAATAAAATGAAAGAACAAGAGATTATTTCTTCCTGGAAGAAAGGGAAGGATTATCCGTCATTTATGGACGAATCTGCACTTATAACACTTATAAATGGATATTTAATTAATAATGAAACGCCAAGGGATGCAATAAAAAGAATATCATCGACTGCTGCAAGATTACTCGATAGAGATGATTTAGAAGATCAATTTTTCAACGCAATTTGGAAGGGATGGATATGTCCATCTACACCGGTATGGGCAAATTTTGGATCCAAAAGAGGTCTACCGATATCTTGTTTCAATTCACATATTCAAGATAGTATCTCGGGAATATTTGAAACTTTAGCGGAAGTAGCTAAGATGAGTCAAATGGGTGGTGGTACATCTGGATATTTTGGTTCTATAAGGCCGAGAGGATCTAAAACTGGTATAGCTAATGGAGTTATTACCGGTAAGACTGGAGGAACTAAATCATTCATTTCTATTTATGATGCTACTATAAATAATGTATCCCAGGGAAAAGTTAGACGTGGTAATTTTGCAGCTTATTTAGATATTGATCATAAAGATATTGATGAATTTTTGAATATAAGAGAAGTAGGAGATCCAATTCAGAATATATCTCCTGGTGTGTGTATCACTGATTCATTTATTGAAAAACTATATGATGGTGATGAAAAGGCTCTTACCACATGGGCTAAGATACTTGAGATGAGAGGTAAAACCGGAATGCCTTATATATTCTTCAATGATAACGTTAATAATGGTATTTCTACACCTTCCTGGTACGGATACAAACAAAATAATCCCGATCTTTATATCAGATCATCAAATCTATGTACAGAGATCTTAGAACCTTCTAATGATTATTGGAGCTTTGTGTGTTGTTTATTATCTCTTAATATAGGTAAATATAAAGAATGGAAGAATACGAATGTTATACAATTAGCTATCTACATATTGGATTCTATCCTTACGGAATTCATCGATAAGACTTCGGATATAAAAGAAATGTGGAAAGCAAGAAAGTTCGCAGAAGAACATAGAGCAGTAGGTCTTGGTGTGCTTGGATGGCATTCTTTTCTGCAGTCGGAGAATATTCCATTCAATTCATTGATGGCTAAGTCGTATAATAGAATTATTTTCAAAGATCTTAGAGAGAAAGCTGAATTGGCTACATATGAACTAGGTGAGAAATATGAACCTTGCAATATAGGAGATGGTAAACGTAGAAATTCCGTATTATTGGCATTAGCACCAACAACAACTAATGCTATTATTCAGGGAGAATCTCAAAGCATAGAACCATGGTCTTCTAATTATTTTATACATAAAACTTCTAAAGGTAATTTTATAAGAAAGAATAAATTTTTAGAAGATATTCTTATTTCGATAGGTCATAATACGGATGAAATATGGGAATCTATTAAAAAGAATGGTGGTTCTGTTCAACATCTTGATATTTTGGATGATCATCAGAAGGACGTGTTCAAAACGTTCAAAGAGATAAATCAATTCATTATAATAGAACAAGCAGCAGAGAGACAGCAATATATAGATCAAGGTCAATCTTTAAATGTAAATATACCACCAGATACAGATCCAGGTTTAATATCTAAATTATATCTATACGCACATAAATTAGGTATAAAAACTCTTTACTATCAACGCAGTGAAACCATATTAAGAGGAGGACTTCAAGAAATGTCACAAGAATCTTGTGTAGCTTGTTCAGGGTAAAGGTAGTGTCTCAGTTAGAAAAATAAGATAAACTGAGACCTTTATAATATTAAATTAATTAACAATACAAAAATCTCAATTTTTTATGGGAAATCCAGTATCCGGAAGCATGAACTCTTTTGAAAACACACTAAAAGATGAGGAAGTCATTTACATATCTATGACTAGAAAAGACCAACGTGAGTTACTAGAAAAGATTGATTTTGCTATTTCTTTGTTGACCCGTTCGTAATATGTTTTTTAAGTTCTACCATCA